GCGCCGCAGCGCATCGTGCACCATGCTCTGCGGCTTGATGCCGGTGCCGACGGCGTTGGCGACAAAGGCCTCGATGCCCGCCGCCGCCCAGGCATTGCGCCGCACCATGTCGCGGCTCTTGGCACGCAACTGGTCTTGCGTGTACGCCAGTGCCGCCACCGCCCCGAGGTTGGACGGCTGCCAGGCCAGCGCACGCCGGCCCGCACCCGCGCCGTCGTAAACCGGGGTGGCGCCGCCCAGCAGCCGGCGCCCGATCTTGCTGAACCAGTTCATCATGTGCCCTTGGTCGTGTGAAAGCGCACCCGGCGCGCCGAACCCGGCCACAGGCCGGTATGCACCGCTTGCAGGTGCAAGTCGCGCTTGACCAGGTCGATGGCGGCCTTGAGCTCATCGACGCTGCGGTACTCGACCGACTTGTCGCCCAGGCTCACGCGCCGCTCCCCTTTGGCCAGGGCGGCCTCGAGCGCATCGAGGTGTGCTTGTGTGTAGGCCATGTCAGCGATAGATTGCGAGGTTGATTTCGGTGGAGTCCGAGAACGCCGTCGCCGTCGTGGCGCAACTGATGTCCACGAACCCGGCTTGCTTGAGGTCGGAACTGGCGCGCACGACGGCCAAGCGCAGCGTGCCGCTGTCGGTGCTGCTGCGCGCCAGCGCCGTCCAGCAGTAGTGGGCATCGGGCATAGGTGTGGCGAAGGTCACGCGGTAGCGGCCCACGGCCGTGCGCGTCACGCTGGCCACGTTGTGCTGCGCGCGCACCACCATCTGCGCGCCGACGAAACCGAAGCACACCCAGGCCCGCGCGAGGCCAGGGTGGGTGGCGCCGATCTTGCCCTTGAGCTCCAGTCCGACGCGGCTGGCCAGTGCCGCCAAACGCTCGGCGAGGCTCATCAGACCAGCGCGCCTTCGAACACGGCGACGAAGTCGGTCTGGGTGTTGCCGACGCTGGCCTGGAGCGCCGTCACGCTGGCGACGTTGGCGGTCACAGCGCCCGCCAGCCCGGTGAACTCTGTTTGCAGCGCGTCCACCTGCACTGCCGACGCCGCGCCGATGTTGGCGCGCGCCTGCTGCTGCTGTGCGAGCTCGAGCGTTTGCACCGCGTCGAAGCGCACGCGGTGGTTGACGGCGGCCAGCAGCGCATCCAGGCCGCTGGTGCCGCTTTGCAGCAGTTGCTGGATTTCCAGCAGCGTGTCGTAGGCCGCGTCGGCGCCGCCCAGAATCTCGGTCTTGAGCGCGTTGAGCAGCGCCACGATCTGGTTCGACGAGTAGGTGGTCGTGGCCGAGACGCGGCCGTCGTCGATGGCCGTCGCGGCCGCCACGGCCGCGCGCAGCTCGTTGATGGCGGCAACCAGGCTGGTCTTGTCGGTGGTCGCCAAGTTGGCCAGGTTGCCGGCCTTGGCGCGCACGTCTTTGAACTCTTGCGCGACGCGGATGACCAGGGTTTCGATGCGGGTGCTCAGGCTCATGGGCTTTGCTCCAAAAAATGAAAAGACAGACACAAAAAAGCTCAGCCCAGCCAGCGGCTTTTGATGACGCGCCGTCCGGGCTTGCGGTTGTCAGGTGCACCCAAGCCACCGCGCTGGGAGGTATGGGTGTTTGACGCGGTGAGCGCCAGAGATGGCGGCGGCACCGCCTCGGGTGCTGGCTCGCCCTCCAGCTGGCGCGTCAGTTGTTGCTCGAGCTCGTGCCAGTGGCGCTGCTCGAAGCGATCCAGTCCGGCCGCCGCTGCGGCGGCGCGGGCGTAGACGTAGCAGTCCAAGGCCTCGTTGCGCTCGCGCATCTTTTGCCACTCGCGCACCGGGTAGCCGTTGCGGTTGCGGCGCGTGATCAGTTGCTCGGCGCAGAGCTGCTGCACATACTCGGCATCGACCTTGGGCAGGTGCACGTAGCCCAGGGGGTAGCGCAAGGTGACCCCATCGTCTGCGAGCTCGGGGGATTTTTTTAGGTTGCTGTAGAACTCCAGCTTGGCAATGCCCACCGTCACCGTGTACACCTTGATGCCCCGGCGCAGCCGGCGCCCCGCTTGCGTCATGTCCACAGCAGTCGCTGCGCCGATCAGCGCCGCGCCGCGCGCCGCGCCCTTGACCGCCAGCACGCGCGCGTCGTGACACGAGCGCACGAAGGCGTAGGCCTCCTGGGTGGCATAGCCGGTGTCGAGCGCAAAGCGCGCCAGCGCCAGCGTCGCGCCCGAGGCGTGCGGCCAGGTCTCGGCCAGCAGCTGCGCCAGCGCACGCCAGACCGCATCGTGCGCGGTATCGCCCACCAGCACGCGGTGCTCCACCAGCCACGACTCCTTGCCGCGCCCGAAGGCCCAGATCGAAACCTCGATGCGATCCTTTTGCACGTCGGCGCCGCCCACCAGCAGCAGGCCCCCCGACGGCACGGTGCCTATCCGGTAGTCCTCGCGGCGCTCGATCAGGCGCTGCCAGTCGGGGGCTTCGCCTTCCTCGACCCAGACCTCGCCCAGCTCGGTGTTCTTGAAGGTCTTGATGGCCGCAGCCGACCCCGATTCTTTGTCCACAGCGGCCTCCCAAGCGGCGGCAATCGAGCGCCACGAACGCCAGCCCAGCGGGCTGTAGAGCGACGACAAGTGGAAGCCCGCCGTCTTGCTCCCGTGCTCGGGCGCCATGGCCCGCCACTCGCCGTGCTCGAGCATCCAGGTCTTGTGGTGCTCGTCGATGGCGCGGTCGCACGACTCGCAGCAGTAGGCGGCGCTCTCCGGCTGCCCCTTGGCCCAGCGCAGTTGCTCAAAGCGCAGCCACTGGCGGTGCGCGCAGTGCGGGCAGGGCACGAAGTAGCGGCGCTGGTCGCTGGCCTCGTACTCGCGCTCGATGGCGCTGGCGCCCGAGATCGTCGGCGTCGAGACCAGCAGCACCTTGCGCCGCGCAAAGGTGCGCGTGCGCGCTTCGGCCAGCGCGATCGCATCGCCCTCGCCATCCACGTCGGGCGGGTAGCCGTCGATTTCGTCCATGAACAGGTAGCGCACCGGCATCGAGCGCAGACCCACCGCGCTGTTGGCCCCGGTCAGCACCAGCACCCCACCCCTAAAATCTTTGGCCAGCACAGTGTTGCCCGAGTCGCGGCTGCGTGCCGGAGCGATCAGCCCGGCCAGCACCGGCGACTCCTCGATCAGCGGGTCGATGCGCTGCTTGGAGTTGCGCTTGGCCATCTCCACCGTCGGCCAGACTGCCATCATCGGCCCCGGCGCGTGGTGGATCACGTAGCCGATCCAGTTCGAGCCCATCTCGGTCGCGCCCAGTTGCGCCGCCTTCATGAACACCACGCGCTCGAGCGGCGAAATCGGTGACAGGCAATCCATGATCGCCTTCAGGTACGGCGCGCGGCTGGTGCGCCAGCGCCCCGGCTCGGCCGAGGCCTTGCTGGAGAGCATCCGGTGGCGATCCGACCATTCGGACACGGTCAGCAGCGGGTCGGGCGTGAGCCCTTCGCGCCAGGCGCGTTCGATCTCCTCGGCGCCTTCGTAGTCCATATCCATCAATCCACCCTCGGTCGCATCTCGCCCAGTTCCTGCAGTTGCTCGCGCACCGCCGCCTCCAAGGCGACGTGCAGCGTGTGCGCATCGACGCCGAGCCTAGCCGCCATCTGTGCCGAGATGCGCGCAGGCCAGTTCAGCCACGCATCGCGCTCGGCGCGCGCCAGTTTGAACACGTGGGCGATGGCCTGCGGCCGATCCACCAGCTCGCCCTTGAGGCGCGCCAGCCGAACCTTGTTGGTCTGCGCCTTGACCACCTCGTTGACCGTGCGCGCCTGCAGCAAGGACGTGCCGCCTGCCGCTGCCGGTGTGAATGGGGCAGCGGGGCCGTCACTGGTGGTGCCGCCGTCTTGCGGCACGGCGACCTTGGCCGCACGGGTGGCCGTGCCCATGCGCGGTGCGTCGGTGTTGCGCGCCCATTCGCGGTCGGTGCGCTGGGCATCAAGCGTGCCGTCTGCTTCCGGCGTGATCCGCCCTGCGGCGATGGCCTTGCGCACCGCCGCATCGGACACCCCACGGTGGCGTGCGTAGGCGCGTATCGAAATGCCCATATTTCCCCTTCGGGGCACCTTTAATCATTTGCTTGTCATTTATGCGAAATGAGCTTGACTTCTGCTGCGTACAGCGCGTTCATCACGTCACCCCAGCAACCACTCCAAAGGAGCAGCACATGAACAACACGAGCGCCGACACCCTGGCCACCAAACTTGCCGAAGCGGCGTTGACGGTGCTGGTACGCACCTGCCGCCAAGAAGTCGCCACCGCAAGCCGCGACGACCTCGAAGCAGCCTGCGCCGCCATGCGCGCCAGGAGCCGCGCGGTCATGGAGCGATTGCTCGACGACGCCCGAGCCGCGCCCTCGGTAGCCGAAGCCGCTTTTCATGCGACTGCGCTCGATCTTGCGCAAGCTGGCATCAACGAATTGAGAAAAAGCTGACGCAAAGAGCCAGCCCAAGCAAGCACCCGCAACCAACTCAACCCAACCACCGGAGCAACACCATGTCCGCATCAAGCACCCGCATCACAGCCTCGCAGCATTCCGTGCTGTGCGTCGCCATCCAAAATACCAACGGCAAAATCGTCTGGTTCCCCGAGCACATCAAGGGCGGCGCGCGCCAGAAGGTGCTCGAGGGTCTGGCCAAGCGCGACTTGATCGTCTCGGACGGCGTCGACTGGTTTGTCGCCACCGCTGGCTACGAGGCCTTGGGCTGCACCCAGCCGGCGCCGGC